AAGGCGTTAAACACGATACCCGCAGTCGGGGCAGCAGGCAGGCCGAGCACTACTTCATCGTTGATGGCAGCGCCCGTAACCGTAATGGTAAGGCTGGCTTGCGAAGCAGCAGCGATTGAAGGGAAGTCCAACGACGCCGAAGCGGCGAGGATTTTGTTGAGGGTAGCGCCATTAGTAATGGTGCCGGTAAGCGGGTTAGTCGTAATCGACTGGAAGCCGTTCTCCGAACGTACTGGTCCGCTGAAAGTTGTATTAGCCATTGGCTATCTCCGTGTAGTAGCACATATCTCATATCGTCTCTACTAAGTCCGCTGGGCCGGTCGATATGAGTAATTCCCTAGTAGAGTGTACATAGCACTCAAAAGAAAAGAGGGGAAGTGGTTTCCCACTCCCCCTCCCCCTGTCTCCTTAGGCAGCGCCTTCGGAACCGTACATCCCGAGACTATCCGACCAGCCGAAGCTGTACCGTTCGCGCGCCTTGTAGCGCACGTTGCCGGTGTCGAAGTCCCCATCCATCCCCGTAGACATGGGCGTCCGCACGAAGTGCTTCAGGCCATTCGGCACATCGGTGGTGAGGAACCACGCGTCAGTGTCGGTCAGGAAGTGGTTAACAGCGTAGCCTTCCGGGATCGAACCGTTCGACTTCAGGGCGTTCAGGTCGTTGTCAGCAGTACCAACGCGCTGCTCAGTTTCGAGCAGGCGAGTTGCAACGAACATCAAGCTAGGTGGGACCACCAGCTTACGCGGCTTCGCCGCGATGAGCAGGCCACGTTCATCCGTCCACGCTGCAATCTGAATGACAGCCGCTTCAAGCGACGTTTCGTTCAGGTCAGCAGGGGTGCTTGGGATGTTCGAGTTGGTACCACCCGAGACCAGCGGGTGAGCGCTCGAAAACAACGGCTGTCCATCGCCACCGGGGTAATCGGTGTCGAAGCCGTTATTCAGGACCGCAGCAGCCTTGGTCTGCTTGGTGTAGGACATGGCACGAGCCAGAGCCTTAGTGTACCGCGACGACAGCGAGTCGTAGAGGTTATCTTCGATGGCTTCTTCCGTGAGCGAGAACCCTAGGGCAATCGTTTCATGGTTGTAGCGAGCCGTGAAGACTTCCTGTGCGTTGTCGTAGGCGATGGCCGAACCTTCGTTCTTCACGGGCGCAGCCGAGAAGCCCGAGAGCTTGGTTTCTTCTTCGAACGAACGCTCAGAAGTCTCCGTTTCGAAGATTTCCTTATGCTCTTCACCGTAGCGGGCGTACTCCAGACCGAACAGGGCGTTCAGTCCGGGCAAGAGCTCCTTGAGGAGTTGTGCGCGTGAAATTGCCATTGGTCAGTCTCCTTAGACGCCGGTTGGGTTGAGGTACTGGTGCATGCCCTGATTCCACTTAACGATTACCTCGGTGAAAGAACCGGGGCTACCGATAGGCGAAGTTTCAGCGATGACGTCGATAATACGCACCGGGAGCGTTGCAGTGGTCGCGGTGGCAGCAGCGATAGCTACACGCGAGTTACCAGTAATGGCGTTACCAGCGTTCTGCACCAGAGTAGCGTTATTACCCACCGCAGTGCGGGTAACAGTGCCGATGGTGGTGTTCGACGTGACTACAGCGACCTTATACAGAGTATCCGGGTCGTCGGAGACGTAAGCCACAATATCAGTAGCAGTGGTGTTAGCCGAGTACGACTGACGGAACGTCTTACCGTACACTAGGTCAGTATACGAGCAGCCCAAAAACACGCCAACAGGCGTAGCAGTTGCGGTGCCAGTATCTTTTTCCAGAGTACCGGTAGCCACCAGCCTAACAACATCCCCGAAGAAAATCGAAGTGTTGTACCCGGAAGCGATTGAGATTTGACGAGTAGAACCCGCAAATACTTGACCGCCAATCAAGTTCTGGGGAATCAGCCCGTAGGGGCTGTCAACAAGAGGGTATGCCATTCGATAGCTCCTTTAGCTATTAGCCTTTACCAAATGACGTCGAAGACCGCTTTTCACGGAAAAGAGGCATACGGGCGTCGTTTTCGCGCATGAAGTTGTTGTCCACGGATTCCATCTGCGACTGATTTTTGTGAGCGAAGTATTCCTTACGCTGGTCCATCAGTTCAGTTAGGGGCCTTGCACAGCAACAGTCCTGCGACTTCGATGTTGTCCTTGAAGCGGCTGTCGGCATCCACCAACATGCGGAACTGGGGTTGCTCTTCGATCCCTACCGGCTCCCATCCCTCACGAAACTTGGAGGAGATGTTACGCGCGTCGTTCTGTCCGAGCGTGGCCACGCGTACCCAACGGTAAGCATAGCCGGGTTCCTTGTCTGGTTCCGGCAGTGTTGATGCAGGCTGCCAAACTTTCGGGCGCTCCGCCTTATCCCTCGTTTCGCGGGGGGCACGGGCGGAGCCAAGCACTTCGTTGATGTCTTCGCTAAGAGCACGGGTCATATTAATTCTCCATCTTCACGACTTCACGGGCGTACTGCTCGGGAGTCAGGCCCAGTTTTCTGGCGATTGCCAGCTGAGATTGTTTGAGCACGATCTTTTTGGAGGATCGGCTACGAGAAGCGGAAGCTACGACCGTGGACGGCTTAGACTCACGAGGAGCGGCCTTTTCTACCACTTCATCTCCGAAGTAATCGGAGAAGCGACGGCGTATGGTTTTGTCCACTACGCCCCAATATTCGTCGGTGCCTGCAAACTGCGAGCCACGTTCATTCATAAGCTTCTGGTGAAGCCCAAGAGCCGATGCAGTCATCTCCGGGTCAGTGCCGTACCACGTATTGCGCTCTTGCCACGCAATAGTCTTCTGGTCGAGACTAGGAGCCTGTACCTGCTGCGGCTGCTGTTCTACCTCATAGGAGGATTCCTGTAAAGTAGGACGATATGCGTTAAGTTGATTAACGCGGTAACTAGCGTCGCTGAGCTTTTCTTGGGCCTCAACAAGCTTGTCTGCATCCCCCGCCTCGTATGCTTCGCGGTACGCCCGCTTAGCCGACTCCGCCTCATAAGCAGCGGACTGCTTATAGCTCTCCAGCAGCGATACCTCGCCATTGCTGAGCGTGGACTTGAGCTTGCGGTTCTCTTCCAGCAGGCGTCCAGCAGCGGAGAGGGCTTCAGTCTTTTCACGGGCCTCCCGCTCTTTTTCCCGGCGCTCGTCGTGCCAGACCTTCTTCATCTGCTTGAGGCGAGTCTTGACCTTCTCGGAGTACTCCTCAAGCTCGTCTGCTTCGAGCTCCTCGACCACTTCCCTAGGCATAGGCTCACGCCCACGATCCTCTTCGGGAGTGTCGTCTTCGATATCAATTTCAGGCTGATTACTTCTATCGGAAACAGGGGTATTCTCATCTTCGACTTCCCACTGGATGTCGTCATCGGACTGCGTAGCCATTTACATTCTCCTTTGTACGGGAAACGCTCCCGTTAGGCGCGAGAGATGCCTCTCGGGTCTTCCACAACCGCTTCGACCGAGTCATCGTTGATGATCCGGAACTCACGGCCATGAATCTTTACGCGGCTACCGGCATGTGGGCGGGTAAGGATGAAGTCTCCCTCCTTGCACCACGGACCATTAGGGAACCGCTTCTTGTCTTTGAAAGCATCGAGGCCAATTTTGATTACGAAGAGAACGGGTGTGGTCAGCTCTTCAAACTGCTTAGTCGTGTCAGCCTTGAAGATACCCCCGCCGGTCTGGTCCTCTACCTCAGGGATGCCACATAGGATGCGATAGCCCGAGGGGTTGGGTAGCATCTTAGCCCGGTCTTCGATGGGCACTTCGAGTTCGGTTGGCTCGGGCTTGAGGGTTTTACCGTTCAGCCCCACGAGCGCGGGTTGGGCCGCACTAACAATATCAATCATCGTCGTCTTCCATACGTTGAGCAGCATCCGCAAGGACGCCATTTGCGATCATAAGCCCACGGATGATCCCGCAGACATACTTGTACTCTCCATGGTCTTTAGCAGTGCCGCGTGCGAGGTCATCCCTAAGGGGCGTGATCTCTTCTTGGACTTTGCTAGACATGTACTTTAGCAGATCGTTACTCATTAACTCTCCTCAGGCTGCTGGGTTGGGGAAACAGGGGGTTGTTGTGTCTGGATAGACTCGCGGGCGATTTGAACTCCCATGCGAAGACCTTCCATCTGTTCCTTGGCGGACAGTTGTGCCTTGTCCGTTGCCATCTTGGCCCCAACGTTGAGGCCAGCGATTTCTTCTTGTGAGTCGATGCGCTTGTTCTCGAGGTCGATGCGGTCGTTCTTTTCCGCAGCGTCGATCATAAGCCTCTTCTCCTTGAGCTCGAGCTCCTTCTGCTTGATAGCAAGCTCCTGCTGCTGCATCTGCACGAGCGGGTCCTGCGCCATCTGCTGGTTCTGCTGCTGTTGAGCTTCGGCTTGGTTCTTCTGGAGAAG